GCAGCCGAGTTGGCTCGACCGTACCGACGGGCCGGTCTCGCCCTACCACCGAATGCTAATGACAGCGGACGACCTACTGTTCTACGGCTGGTCGCTATGGGCGGTACGCCGGGGTGCAGACGGCTATGTCATCGCAGCCGACCGCGTACCTATCGAAAATTGGGAATTACGCGACGGCCTAGTCATCGTCAACGATCGCCCGGCACGTAATGACGAGGTAGTGCTTATCCCCGGAATACATGAGGGCATTCTCGCTTTCGGGGACGAGACGATCAAGCAAGCCCGGGGTTTATTGCACTCGGCGGCGAAGGCAGCGACGACGCCTAACGCGATGGTCAACCTCGCGCAGAAATCCGGCGCCCCAATGAGCGACGCCGATATCGACAAGTTGATTAGTCGTTGGGCGGCCGCTCGACGAGGCGAAAACGGCGGCGTCTCATTCACCAACAACGCGATCGAGGTTGAGGAATTAGGCAGCGCTAAAGAGCACTTGCTTATCGAGGGCCGTAACGCGAGCGCCGTCGACGTCGCCCGTTTATGCGGAATACCGGCGGCCATGATAGACGCCACTCTCAATGGCACATCTTTGTCATACACAAATACTCAATCGCGACTAGCCGAGCTAATCAATTTTGGTGTCGCGCCGATGCTCGGCGCGATCGCCGCGCGCCTCGGTCTCGATGACGTCGTACCCCGAGGCGTCGCCCTCGAGTTCGATATTACCGAGTCGATCGCCCCGGTTGATTCGATCGCCCCGCCCGACGATCGCAACACTCGCGAGGCGACAACACCCGAAGCCCTTGTAAAACGAGATGGAAACGAGACAGATTCATGAGTAATCAATTTAAGTGCGACGTCGATGTCTACACGACCGCCGACAGCGGTACACGCGACCCTCGCGCGTGCCAACTCGGCGTTTTTCACACGACCGAAAACGACGACGCAACCGACCCGGTTAGTGTCGCCCGGTGGCAGCAAAACCGCGCTAACGGATCGAGTTATAACATCCTTGTCGGCACAGACGGCAAGACCGTCCGCAGCAACGATGATAATTACATCCCGTGGGCCGCCGGTACGACCGGCAACCGCGTCGGCTTGCATGCCTCGGCGATCGGCCGAGCATCGCGCGGCCGGGGGGCGTGGACAAATCACCCTAAGCAGCTCGAGGCCCTCGCCCGATGGGCCGCCGACCTACACACCCGCTACGGCCTGCCCCTTGTCTGGCTCACCGCCGAGCAAGTCCGCGGCGGCAAGCGGGGCTTTTGTGGACACGCAGAAGTCTCGGCCGCGTGGCGCGAAGTTGACCATACCGACCCCGGCCCCGGTTTCCCCCATGACATCGTGCTCGGTCGCGCTCGCGAGATCGCGACCGGCATACCAGCAAAGAAAGACGAGCAAATGACACCCGAATACGACAAGTTAATTTTCGAACAGCTAACTGGCCCCGGCGACGACTTCCGAGGGTGGGCGCAATTAGGCGGCCGCACCTTGGTAGACGCGATGGCCGCGATCGGCGAAAAGCTCGGCGTCGAGGGCTTTAAGGCCCCGGAATGATAACCATTGTCCTAGCCCTCGCCGCCGGGGTACTCGGCGGCACGATAGGTGCCCTCTTGACAATCAATTTTATTTTTAACTGGCTACTAAATCGAAAGGCTAAGCAGTGAGTAAAACGATCCCGATTCTCACGGCCGAGCGCACCCCTACGCAAGTCAATCAACCCCGCCGCGCTACCATCCGTACCGTAATCGCGGCGCTCGTCGGTCTGATCCCCGTACTACCTGACGTTATCCGCGCCTACGGCCTCGACAGCATCCCAGTTATCGCCGCCGGGTTGACGATCATCGCCGCCACCGCTCGAGTCTTAACACTTCCACAGGTTGAAAAGTGGCTACAAGACTACGCCCCGTGGCTATCGGCTAACGGCAAGTCCGAAAGCGGGGAGCAGTGAAACTAACGATTAAGTCGGCACTCATGCTCACCGCGTCACCCGCCGACCGAACTATTAGCGGCCTCGCACTACCTTACGGGGTGGAAGGGCACGCGAGCCCCTCGACGGTCGTCGTCAACGCCGGGGCCGTCGCCTTACCCTCTGATCTTCGACGTGTCAAATTGCTACGCAATCACTCGACTACCGGCGATTGGCAACCAGTCGGTTATTGCACGGCGGCGAGCGAGACAGACGCCGGCCTCGTTATGAGTTTCCACGTCGCCGCCACGCCTGAGGGCGACCGGGCGTTAACCGAGATTCGCGAGGGCGTACGCGACGCGCTGAGTGTCGAAATCAACGACGTCGACATCGTAGGCGGCGAGCTCGTCGCCGGGAAACTAACCGCCGTCGCACTCGTCCCCGTTCCCGCTTTCGACGACGCGCGAGTAACAAAGATCGGCGGCGATTCGTCCACCGTCGACGATGCAGAAAATACTAGCCCTACATCAACCGAGATAGGAGATTCTTCCATGAGTGAAGACATCAAGCCCGCCGAGGTCGACACCGAGGCTACCGCGACCGCCCCGGTCGACGAGGCACCCAAGCCCGCCGAGGTTGTCGCCGCCACCGCACCGAGTGGCCTACTCGTCGCCTCGCGAGGCGACCGAGACGACAAGATCACTTTCTCGCGCGTCGTCGACGCGCTCACCGCAGTGCGTAGCGGCGAGCCCGCGACTGACCGGCTGACAGCCGCCCTTGCGAATATCACACGCAGTGCTAACCCCTCGATCAGTGCACCCGAGTGGCTTGGCGAGCTATGGGCCGGTAACGGATACGAGCGCGAGATCGTGCCCACAATGACCAACACGCCGCTTAAGTCGATGCACGCGACCGGGTGGCGATGGACGACCAAGCCGACGGTCGACGACTACGCAGGCGACAAGGCCGAGATCCCCACCAATACCCCGGCGACCGAGGCCGTCAACCTCACGGTCAAGCGCCTAGCGGGTGGTCACGACATCGACCGCGCTTACTTCGACTTTAACGACGTCGAGTTCATCCGCTCCTACTTCCAAGCAATGAGCGATTCCTACGCGATTAAGACCGATACGATCGCCGCTAAGTTCCTTGCGACCGAGGCTAAGAAAAACAAGGGCACTAAGCAGGTCGACCTATTGCGCGCGGCCGCGCACGCTAAACAAAAGATCAAGCTCGACACGCGCACCAACGCGACGAGCTACCTCGTCCACCCCGACGATATGTTCAAGCTCTTGGACATTACGACGATGGACAACCCTCAATATCTAAAGCTCATCGGCGTTGATCCTGAGCTATTCACCTCGTCCGACCAAGCACTCAAGGGGCATGTAATCGCGTACAACAAGCGTGCCGTCGAGTTCCGCGAGCTGTCCGGTTCGCCGATTCGCGTCGAGGCTGAGCACCTCGCGCACGGTGGTCGAGACGCCGCACTATTCGGCTACTACGCGACTTTTGTCGCTAACCCCAAGGGCCTCGCCGCCGTCGAGTTCGGACAGCCAGGTTAACCGCTATGGCTTTACAACTTCCGGCGGAGGCCCGCCCCACATGGTACGACTTCGGCCAACTAGTCGCTTACTGTGGTCTAAGTCTCGACCGTGGCCCCGGTTCGACGGTTGAAGAACAATGGGAGTTAGTAAACCTCGCGTCGGCGGTATTCGAGCTATTTAAACAGTGGGGTTTTATCGACGCCGCCGAGGTCCTCAACGGGCGGACAGATCACGAAACGCCCGCCCGCGATGGGCGAAAGCACATTTTAAGAGCTTTCATTATGCTAGTCGCACGATTGTATCGCCGTCGAAACTCCCCCGGTGGTATCGAGGCCCTCGGCGACACCGGCCCTGTCTACATCAGTCGCCGCGACCCCGATATCGCGATGTTGTTAGGCCTCGGTGAGTACACCCGCCCGGCGGTGGGGTAAATATGTACACGAAACTAGTCAAGCTTAACGAGATCGTCAACAAGGCCCTACCCTCGACGCTCGACCCCCGCGATATCTACACCCCCGGCGCTTGGGTAACCGCGACCCGCGTCGACGACATGATGCTCACAATGGGCGGCTCGCTCGATCTAAAGATCAACGCCGATATCTACATCATCGTCGCAGACTCGGGCATCCCAGTCGTATTGCCCAAGCTGGAGGAATTGACAGTCAAGACAATTCAAGTACTCGCCGCGCGCGGCGTGTCGATCGACGAGGTAACCCTCGACGAGGGCGTCGTACTTCCAAACCTATCAGGCGGTGCGCCGCTACCGTCCTACAAAATCAGCGTCACATACTAAAAGGAGTAATCAATGAAAGCCCTAACCACCGGCCCCGGCAAGCTCACGCTCAAAACCGGTAGTGAGCGTAGTGTCGCCGTCGACTATGCCGCTCAAGTCACCTCGGCGGAGATCAACGTATCCTCCAAAACCGGCGACAAGATCGAGCTACTCGACGGCTCAACCGTCGCCGACGCCACGACCTACGAGTACAAGCTCAAAGCCGAGGTCTTGCAAAATTTGTCCGCCAAAGGGATCGCAGGTTATGCACATGAGCACCCCGGCGAGATCATCGAATGCGAGTTTATGCCAAATACCGCCGATGGCGCTAAGTTCGTCGGCAACGTCCGCATTGACCCGCCCAAGGTCGGCGGCAAGGTCGGGAAATCCGAGACGACGACGATCGATTGGGACTTCATCGGCAAGCCCAAGTTTACGGCGGCTACCAAGGTCGGCGGCGAGGCCCCCTAATGGGCGCGCCACAATACGCCGGGATCAAAGTCGAGGGCGCGCGCCAACTACGCGCCTCGCTTAAGCGGGCCGGGCACGACCTCGAGGACTTGAAAGCGACTAACCGAAAAGTCGCCGAGGTCGTCGACACCCGCGCGAAAAAGCACGTACCGGTAGGAAACGACCTACACAAGCGCGGCAAGCGCTTACGCGATACTATCCGCCCGGGTGCGACCAAGACGACCGCGATCGTTCGAGCCGGTGGCAAAAAAGTACCTTATGCAAATCCTATTCACTGGGGTTGGGGCAAGCGCCATATACGCCCGCAATCGTTTCTATCGATCTCGGCGCGCGCGACCGAGCCGACGTGGTTCGGTATTTACCAGCACGATATTCAAGAAATTCTTAACAAGGTTGAAGGGGCAGAAAATGTCTAATACTCCCACTACTTTCCGCGCGATCATGCTCGACGGCGAGACTATCGACACCGCTGTTACCGTCGCCGATCGCGTCCGCTACGACGTCACCCGCGAGGGCCGAGGATGGCCAACAATCGACGCCGCCGGTCACCTTTACGTGGCTTTCATCTTTTGGGCGGCATTGCGTCGCACAAAGCGCACCGACGACAAGTTCGACGATTGGCTCGAAAACGTCGCCGACATCGAGGTCGCGACAACGGAGGACATCGGAGCAAACCCTACGACAACGCAGGATGGGCCTACCAGCTCGTCAGACTCGCCCGCGCTTGGCGAGTAGCCCCCGACTATTTTTTCACCGCCGACGATCAACTCATCGCGACCGCGATAGCAGTTCTGGAAGAAGAAAGCGAGGCCGCAAACAATGGCTAGTGGCAAGACCGCGATTCTATCAGTGCGTATGCTCGGCGATAGTCGAGGCGCTCGCCAAGCCGTAGCCGAGACAAGCGGTGCGTTAGACAAATTAGAAGAACGAACAAAGAAAGCGGCGGTAGCGATATCGGCGGTATCCGCCGGTGTCGTCGCGTTCGGTAAACAAGCGTTCGAGGCCGCTAGCGATCTCCAGCAGTCCGCCGGTGGCGTAGAAGCAGTATTCGGCGATACCGCCGACAAGATCAAGGAACTATCCGACGCCGCGAGCCAAGCCGTAGGACTCTCCAAAAACGAATACAACGAGCTCGCCACAGTGATGGGCGCTCAACTCAAGAATATGGGCGTCGCCGCTGAGGACGTCGCCGGGCAAACTGAGGAATTGGTCAACCTCGGCGCCGACCTCGCCGCGACATTCGGCGGCACGACCGCCGACGCGGTAAGCGCCTTGTCATCTCTCATGCGTGGCGAGGCCGATCCAATCGAGCGCTACGGCGTGTCAATCAAGAAAGCGACGATCGAGGCCCGCATGGCCGCCGACGGCCTCGGCGACCTCGAGGGTGAAGCAAAGAAAGCCGCCGAGACTCAAACGTTATTAAAGTTGCTGACGGAGCAGACCGCCGACGCTCACGGTGCTTTTGCCCGCGAGGCCGATACTGCCGCCGGTCAAATGCAGCGCGCTAACGCCGAGTGGACTAACGCTAAGGCCGCGCTCGGTGAGCAGCTACTACCAATCGTTACCGACGCAGCTATCAAATTTAGCGAGCTGGCTAAGTGGCTCGGCGAACACCCCGACGAGGCCCGCAAGGCCGCCGAGGCGGTGCTCGGTCTCACGGGTGCAATTTATGGCGTAATTGGTGCAGTAAAGACGGTCAAGGCAATTCAAGCCGCTTACCTTGGTATCAAGACCGCGATCGTTACAACGACGGCGGCGGTTAAAACGTATCGTGCAGTGCAGACCGCCGCCGCCCTCGAGGCGGCAGCATCGACGAAATCGGCGGCAGCCTCGGCGGCAATCTTCGAGGCCGCGATGGACAAGAATGGCGTAATTAGCACCAAGCAGTCCCTCGCGCAACGTGTCGCCGCGCACCTTGGCGCCGCCGCTCACACTATGAAAGCATGGGCAGCAGCGGCCGCCGCGAGTGTTGCTAACGCAGCGAAAGCGGCAGCCGCGTGGGTAGCGGCAGCAGCTAAGAAAGCGGCAGCAGGTGCGAAAGCCGCCGCCGTATGGATCGCTAACGCCGCTAAGGTCGCCGCCGCCGGTGTCGCGAGCGCCGCTAAGTGGGCGGCCGCGTGGGTCGCACAAAACGCCCGCGCGATCGCCTCATTCGTTGCCTTTAATGGAGCCCTTGTGGCTACCAAGACCGCGCAAGCCGCCGCGACGGCCGCGCAATGGCTATTCAACGCCTCATTAACCGCTAACCCTATTGGTCTTGTAGTCGCCGCCGTCGCCGCCTTAGCCGCCGGTCTCGTCTATGCCTATAACCATAGTGAGACTTTCAGGGAGGCAGTACAGAAAGCCGGTGAGTTCGGCAAGCAAGCGTTCCAATGGATCGCCGACGCCGTCGGCAATGTCATCGAGTGGATCAAGAAAACACTCCCACCAATTGCCGAGTTTGCTTTAAAGTTCAACCTCCCGATACAGGCGGCTAAGTTGCTTAAAGAGCACGGTGCCGCCGCGCTCAAGGCCGTTATCGATTGGGTGAAAAGAGCAGCTGATTGGGTAGTCGACTTGGCTAAGAAAGCCGCCCGGCCCGGCGAGGTAATTCGAGACGGTATGAACGTCGGTATCAGCGCGATCAAATCGGCAATTAGTTGGGTGAAATCGCTTATTAGTTGGGTGCGCGACGCATGGGACAGTCTCACCGATCTATTTAGTTTTGGCGGCAACACCGGCGGGGGCGCAAGCTACAACTACGCGCACTTTGCTAATTCCCCGGCACTTGTTGGTGTAGCCCCGCCGAGTGACCTATTCCTTGGTGTAGCCCCGCCGTCGATGACCGCCGCCGCTACGCTACGCCCCCCGCGTATTGTTCCGCGTACCCGGCACACCTCGTCACCGGCGCGGGTCTACAACATCACCGTCGAAACTATCCACGACCCCGAGCACACCGCCCGCGAGATTAAGGCGATCCTCGAGCGCTACGACGAGCGGCAAAGCTGGTAAACAATGGCGGTCAAGAAGTTCTATATACAAGTTTCGCCGACGAACACATCGTCGCACATTGTCCGCGAGACTCACATCGTTAACGCGCGCATAACGTGGGGGCGCGACGAGCTCACCGCGCCGCCGCGTAACCCCACGCTCTCGGCAACGCTCAAGATTGATACGGCCGCCGAGGTGAAGAAGATTCAAGGCTCTATTAACCGCCGCGTAATCGTCAACAATGGCAATACAATTTTCTACGGTGTGATGGACACAATCTCGGTATCGCGCAAGCCCGAGCAAGACTATTACCTTGTGGACTTGTCCGCAACGTCGTCGGTACGGTTCACAGAGTTATCCAAGATATACGTCGATGTCGACGGATCGCGAGACATGACGATCCAACGCTATCTCACGGCTATATACGCCGGTTTCGGGAACAGCAAAATCGATGTGCCCGAGGTCGTCGATCAAGTCAATGTCGAGACGATGCCGACATCGCGAGCCCGCGAGACCCGCATTAGTGGAATTGACGCCATCGAGGCGCTCGTCGGTTGGATCGGTACCTACCCGATATGGTCGCCCAATTATAAGACTGTGCGCCCCTCGACTCGAGTACTCGAGCCTCAAGGGTTTACGCAAACAACGGTCGACGCGTCGAAAATCGGCGGCCGCTGGTCGCTCAAACTTACCGAGCGCAACGAGCTCGATATTCTACGTATCGAGGTTGAGGGCAAATACCCGTCGGTCAAGCGCACTCAACTAAAAGCAATGCCCGAGGCAGTAACGCGCGGGCTCAATTACAACTCGCCTAATAGTTTGTTCAAATTCACCGCGCCGCGTGACGTCGCCGGTAAGTCAAACCTCGAGCTGTTTAAATTCGGCTACCTTGTCAAGTTCCAACGCACCGCGCCCCGGTCGCTAACTTTCCACTCCGATCGAATTAGCGAGCCTTGGCTATTCGAGCCCGTCGAGCAGAATAGGGGAGTGGTGATTAAAAACGACCCCCTAGCCGACGTAATGAACGCCGAGGGCGTCGCATGGGTTCCGATCGGAGGCACACTAGCTTATTCGTCTAGGCGCGTCGTCCACGACGTCCGCGCTATCCGCGTCGGCTAGGCAGCAATCCTCCAAGCGGCCGCCGCACTCTCGAGTATCGACGCTTGGCTAACGCCCACATAGTTTCGCGTTGTCTCAATTTTAGCGTGACCTAGCAATTCCTGTACCGCGCGCAAGTCATGCCCGCTACTATAGGCGCGTGTAGCGTAACGGTGACGCAGTTTGTGCGCTGTCCACCCGTCGGGCAACACCCGCGCGACGAGCCTACCGAGATAGGCGGCCGAGATATGGCCGTCGATCGCCCCGGGGAATACGTAGCCGCCCGCGCGGGTAATCCGAGCCGCGAGGTGAGGCGGGCAAGGCACTAGGCGAGTGTGCCCGCCTTTCCCTACGACGCGCACCGCGTAGCCGTCGAGGTGTTCCACGACGTCGCCCGCCTTGAGACCGGCGACCTCGGCGCGTCGTAGTCCGAGCATTGCCATTATCTCTATCGCGAGTGCGACGCGCGCGTCGGCTACTGCAAGGGCACGCATAATAGCAAATTCGGGGGCGGGCATTGGCACTGACCGGGGTATAAGCACTGTTGGTAGTTTCGCCGCCGGGTCGACCTCGATTAGCCCCGCGTCGAGGCACCAAGCAAAGAAGAGCCTTACCGAGGCCCGCGCGCTTGCTTTCGCTTGCGGGCCCCATTGATTTGAGCCAAACCAAGCGACAATATCGGCGCGGGTGACCTCGGCGGTCGGCTTAGCTACAAACTCGAGTAGGCGGCGGATATGCGAGGCGCGCAACGCGATCGTGCCGCGCGCTCGACCGGTGGCGGCGAGCTCGTCAAGCCACCCCCGTAGTTGCTCCTGTTGCGTATGTGGTAGATGTTTCAC